GATTAACGCTTTTGGAAATGCTTTACGTAATTGAACTAAAAACTCTTTTGTCGCATCAAATTCCTCTTTTATACTTCGTTTCTTTGGATTGCTTTCAAACTTTGAAACAGCGTGGCAATCAATCAAATCGCCATTGATAAAAATAGTATTTACTTTTTCTTTTTTGCCATAATCCAAAGCTATTGTTATTGCGTCAATGTTATGATAAGGAATATGCAAGTCAGATATAAGCAAAATATTGTTACAGCATACAGGCAAAATATAAGGTTCTCGTTGTTCTTCATAAGATTCAGGTAAATTGTACGGGTTTAAAGGACGTGATTCTTTCATAACTAAATCTTTATTTTTTAACCAATTTAAATTACGTTTCCCGCTTTTCCCTTCAATGTATCTTAACTTTGTTCTGCATACTTCTACATTGTTAAAAAGCAAATTGTTTTCCGCATACATTATCCGCGCTAATTTTAGCGTCGGCATATCTGGAAACCTTTTACGATATTCAAACGCAATATCAGTTTTGCTCTTTTGCAAATAATTTACCTGTTGAATTGGTAAATAAATTTTTCATGATGTAAGCAAGTGCTGTAGTAAGTGCCATAGTGCCTATTGCTTTCCAATCAAATACTAAACTTCCAGCTTCAACTGTTTGATACACTACTGTAATAACGGTTGATAAAACTGCCATAATTAAACCTTTTAAAAAGTCGCTTGAATTAAGTGTAAAAATTGGACTGTTCATAATTTATTTTTTTGATTTTTTATAAATAGAATATACGCCACTTATAATGGCAATTAAAGATGCAACAAATGTTAGCACTGGTTGAATATCTGAAATAGATATAACTGCACAAATTCCGCTTATAGCCGTTAATGGTGGATTATATTGATTCATTACTTTCTATTTGTTATAATTGTATTTAATTCATTAATTTCAAAACTTACATATTGCACAAAATCAGGGAGTTGATTTTCAGCTATTTCAAAAGTATCTACTATAGCTTCAAATATTGGATGTTCTTCAATCACACCTGTATAATTGCTTAAATCTACTATTGTGTATGTGTTGGTATTAACACTATTTATTTGTCTTATATGTTTCATAATTAATCAGTAAAATATGTACATGTAAAGTTTGCATTTATTGGAGTTGTAAGAGTATAGCCAATAAAAAATTCAAATCCTGTGTTAGCTGAATTACTTCTTAATGCTCCACGAAATGCACTAGATGTTAATGTAGTTGAACCCGTACCGTTTACGTTACCGTAGCATGGATACAATAGATTTGAAGCACTTGTTAAACCTGCAGGCTTTGTTGGTGTTGGCGCATCTGTAGGCAAAGTAACTATTAATGTAGAATTTGCTGAACCCGCAACTGCGTAAATAAGTGAAATGTTTATAGTAACCATTTTGCCTATTCGTGTAAATCTATATGAAAAATTTCCGCTTGTTGGAGCTACTCCATTCCACGTTATAGTACCTGTATAAGCTCCTGATGTATCTCTAAATTGCTGAGCTGTTACATTTGCAGCTGCATTTGTATTGTTAGCTAAAATTGAATAAGCTGGAATTGATTTGCGCTGTAATGCTGTTGTATCACTTACATACGTTGTAGCATCAACACTACCATCAGCTTTTAAAAATTGTGATGAAGTGCCTCCATTTTTTACAATTGTAGTTGCGTTAAATGTTCCAGTTATTGTTACTGCATTCCCACTACCTGAAGTTTTATTTACTATTAATCCTTCTCCACTCCCAGCTTTTGTAATTTCTAAACCATGACCACTTCCCGAAGTATGATTAATATCAAAAGTGTTTGAACTTCCGTTGCTTGAGAAAGTTGCAGTAGTGCCATTAAGATTACCTGTTAATGTGCCACCTGTTAATGGCAAAAAATTGCCACCTCCTGATGGGTAAGGCGCTTTGCTCAAAGTGTCATTAATCCAAATGGCTATACTATCTGTTGTTGAAGAAGATGTTTTTAAACCCTTCATAACTACATTTCCAGATGCGCTTTCAAATGCAATATGTTTTGATGTATTAATTCCACCGCTACCTAATGATGGATTATAATAAATGCCTCTTAATATGCCTGTGCCAAATGTTTGTTGTGTGTATGTTGGTGAAATATCTAATTGAGTAACTCCAGCATTATTAGAACTATTAGATACTGCATTACCTCTAATTTTTATAATATTAGTAATTCCAACATCTCCTGTGTTATAAGTAAATGTAGGAAAATTATCAAAATAACTACCTCCTACTGGTGCTAAACCCCATGTAGATAATTTATTATTGCCAGCAAAAAAATCTATAATATTACTGCCTCCGTAAAATCCAGTTTTAGCATTATTATTACCTATTCTAATTCCTTGATTTGTATTAATTTCTCCATTAACATCTAACTTGTACGCTGGTGTAGTTGTGTTTATTCCAACATTTACACTGTCAAAGATTTGTGAATTTTCAAGTGTTGTAGTATTTGACCATTTAGGAACAAAATTTTGTGTACCACTACCAGCAACCCCAATACTATCTTTTATTGCAAAACTATTAGCACCAACAAAGTAAATTATAGAATCAACTCCAGGTGTCCTTGTTAGTCGTTTTACAAATTGATTTGTAGTGTCTATTGATTCACCACCAACACTATCTATAAATTGAAAAACTTTAGTCCCATTTATAAAAGCATAAACACTATCGTTACTACGCCTTAATGAATCAATTTTTTTGTTAATTCTGTTGCTAAGAGATGTTGTGTCTGTTGATGATCCACCACCGCCTGAAGTGTTGACCGTGTCCCATCCTGCTGCTCTTGTATACATGTATAAAAACGCACCACAGGTATCTATTGCCAATGCGCCCTCTTTTGCTACACTACCACGAATAGTTGGAGTACCACAAAAACTCGGTAGATGTAATGTCGAGTCTACTTTTAGCCTCTTCATCTGATAGCCAGCAGCTGTCATTGGTGTATACTGTGCTGGTTGAGCAAAAGTAGTAATTGCACATAGTGTAATAATTGCCGTTAGTATGTATTTATATTTGTCCATAAGTTATAGTTGGTCCTCCATTGCCCTTAAATGTTGCTGTAAATGTAACCATATTATCGAATGACGCAGTCTCGTTAATTGACTCTATGTAAACCTCACAAAGCTTCTGTAAATAATGATTAGCATCATCAGTCTCGTAATATTTTAAAAATATCTTTTCGCCACTTATAATTTTATCGTACATCGATCCTAAGCTTATTTTAGATGGATTGTAACCGTCAATACCACCTGTAAAATCATTATTTATATCTGATTGTGGTACACCAGCAAGTGACCAACTACATTGACAAGCATTACCATTTATATTATCTCCTAGACCTGGTCTTGCAGTTATAATTAAACTATTGCCACTAATTACTGATGTATAACCTGTAACACCTGCATTAATGCCATTATTCATAAAAGTTATAAAATCAGTAAAATTTGCAAATGTACCTGTTGTAGTAAAAAATAAATTAACCCAAAAACTAGGCTCAAAAGCTCTTATTAAACAAAACAAATTACCACTTGTTGGAAAAATTCCACTATCAGCTATAGCCGTTAAATCTAAAGTTGTTGTTGCTCTTGTTTCAAGAATTACAGGCTTATCTAAAAATACTAAACCTTCAATATTACCGCTAAATTGTTTGCCGGATGGTAAGAATGTTTTAAAGTTACCGGAATCAATGCCTGATGTTTCTATAAAATCTGTAGAGATGTCAAACGTCACTGATCTAGCGCAACCAAATGGCACAGGCACAACTGTGCCTTCTTGAGATATTAAAGCACTAAGTATTACATCTTCGCCTCTTACTAATCCCATTGCTTAATTGTTTTCATAAAGATAATTAAATTCATACAAAATATTGAATAAATAAGCTTCAAAATCAGCGAAGTTATCCGCTGGCTCTGCTTGTGTTTTATTAAAAACTTCCCACATAGTAAACTCAGCTGAATTATTTTTGTAATCTATAGCTACACTACCCAACAACATTTTATTATTTAATTGTGAACCGGTAAATCCATTTGTAAATATGGCTAGATTGCTAAGTATACCATTATCATTTCTTATGCTAAGTAAATTGCCGTTAAACTTTGTTCTAGGTATGTAACGCTGGAACATGTAAGTCTCAGTTATTTGTTGTCCTAGATTATCATATACTATTGCAGGAATGCCTGTATTATAACCACTGCCAAACTCCCAATTAGTGCATTTGTCTTGGATTATGCCTGTTTGACTTGTTAAAAATAATGTTCCCGATATTGATGAACGCTCAGTATTATCAATCATTATTTCAACATCATTAATGTTATTTAATAGCCTAGATTGGCTTGCTGTATGCGAATGACCATTTACTTGACCTTGACCTGCAACAAAAAAACTTAATGTTAGTCTTAAATTTTTGTATCTTGTTTCATCAGTAGTTGATGCTGTAGCTTCAGCTAAAAAAATATTCATAATACAATCAAATGGCACTCTGCTACTTTTAATGTCTACATTTTGCCATTGATTAGTATTGCTAGATGATGGTGTAATATAACTATAACCAATAGTTGTATTCCATGTGCCATCTGTTTGCAAGTATAAAGTTGTAGTACCATCAGTTATCCTAATTGCAAAAACTGTTGTAACTGGTCCTGCTTGACTTACATCAGTACTAAATTGAAAAGTATAATCTATTACATCACCTTCATTTAATTCAATATTTGCTGATTGTACTGATCTAAAACTATCAAAAGTACTACCAGTTACTACAGCATATCTTTCTACCTCTCTATTATCAGAATCATATACAACTCTTATAAATCTATCGGGATATGGACCACTTACATCATAATCATACCAACATGGTAAATCATATTCTCTATTAGTAAATCCTCCACCTGTTGTAACTTGTCTTAAAGGCCCTAAATCAGTAAATTGGCTATTACATAACAAATCCTCAGGCTGAACATAATTAAACGTCTCTAATGTCCTTCTATAAGGTCTAATAATAGATTTAAGTAAACCTGTCTCAACTTTATCATCTGAATCAATTACAAACGATTTATTGATAGTTAACTTATCAAAATATGCAAATGTTATCTCATCGTATCTGTAATAATCTATAACTGTCTCACCTTGCTCAAAATCCAAAAATAAATCGGGGTAACGAACTATCCACCATGAGTTAAGAGATTGGAAGCATGACATGTTAAAACGTTTCATAATTATCTCCAAAACATCATAACAACTCATGTACTCATTATTCTTTAAAAATGTATTACCTAATAAGGTAACATCTTCAAGCATTCTAGTTTCACCTGTATCTACAAATATTTCTGCATCACTTGGTGTAATGTGAGAATAAAATGATAATGTTAAATCTAAATAAGTAGAACGTAAACACAACTTAATAAAAGTTATTAATGGTATGTAACCCTCTAATGATACTACTTGTCTATAAGTTATATCAAATGTGCCTATAATAAATGTTGATACATTTTCTACTATCTGAATACACCAACCAGTGTATATTAAATCTATTTGACCTAAATTAGCAACCATTGTATATGGTGTGCCATCTATTGTAAAAGTTTGACCAGGTTGTACATCCCAAGTTGTAGTATTTATAACAATATATTGCTCAGCTGGTAAAAAAACAATTGATACATTAGGCAAAGTAGTAACATCACCAAATAAAAAAGCTGCTCTATCTAACGTAATATCTTTTATTGTACCTAAGTTATCAGATGCCGTTAGTGTTATTGTATGTACAAAATCTACTTGCACCTCACTACAATCATCTTGCAAAATATAACCTTCAAACAATACAGTACTACTACCTGTTACATCATCACCTATTAACCTAACTAAATACTCATTGTCATTATCAGAATAAAAGTCTAGTAACGATATGCCATTGACTGTAGTAAGATTAATTGTTAGTGTACTGCCTTTAATTGGTGCTAATGGATCATCTTCCTGCCACTCTTGTATAACTGGTGTTGATGCCAAAACATAATTAATAGGATCACCAGTATAACTTTCTTGATAGATATTTACAACATATCTACTATTACCATTTCTTATCGAATCAAATGAGCTAGTGTATTTTAATCCCATTATGTTGTACGTGCATAAGTAGCACTATATTTTTTGTTACTAAAATAAATATCTTGACCTCGTAAAATGCCGTAAATCTCTAAGCCACTAGCCATACCGCCTAACATGTTAGATGTTTGTGCTGCAGGTGTTACTTGACTGCCTCTAGGTAAGCTTATCATTTCCGGCCCACGCTCTCCAACTAAAGCCATACCACCTGGCGCAAAACGTGTTCCAACTGCAAATCTATTTTGTGATCCTGTAGTGTTTTTTATTAATGAACCTAAAGCAGATAATGCTATACCAGCTGCAATGGTTAAGAATGGATTTACTAATGCTAAATTTATTGCTTGTTGTGCTACTAATGCAGCAGCACCTACAGCTATTATCTGTTCACCTAAAGCTTGTACAACTCCACCTAATTGTTGAAATATACCTTGAAAAATACTGCCAAAATTAGCTGTACCTTGTATAACATTTGCTAACCCTTCACCTATACCTGTACCAATTGTTGTTATAGCTGATTCTAATGCTTTTGACAATTCATTAGTAATATCAACACCTTGCTTTTTTAGATTCTCAACTGCACCACTTGGAATTGCAAAGCTTATTTCTATAGGTGTTAAATTTATTTTCTCTTGTAAAGAACTAACTAAATCTTTAGGCTTGATTGCATCTAATGACCTTTTTAATGCGTTTAGTTCTACAACTAATGGTATCGTAAAAGATGCTTTAGCATTAAACTTCTTTATTGCTGTTTCAATAAATGAAGTGTAAGATTCAATATTTTTCTTTGTTGCTGGCTCATTAAATGCAACAGCTATTTTTTCGTTTGCTACTAATTCTAAAAAAAATGCTCTATATGCATCTTTTAATGTCTCAACTTTTTTTACTGATTTAGTATTAGTAGCATTTTTTCTGCGTTCCTCAGCCTCTAATGCTTGAACTTGTAACTTTGATAATGCTAACTGATTTTGGTAATCTTTGTAAATCTTCCTTTGCTCATTTACTTTTTTTGCTGCATCTACTGCTACTTGTACGTATCTTTTTTGTTCATTTGTAAAATCAGCTAACTGATCAGATGTTACATTGGAAATATCACCAAATGAACGTATAGCATTTCTAAAATTATTAGTAGATTCAAACGAGCCTTGTTGTGTATCAGCAAATTTATCTAAAGCACTTGTTGCTTGATTGTATAGTTGTATTGATTGACCTACATCTAAATTAGCCTGTGCTGTTTCCTCTCCTAATATCCTAACATTTAATGCTGCTGATTTTGCAGAAGCAATTGCACCACCAAAATCAATTTTATATTCTAAATCTTTAGTCGCTTTTATAAAGTCTAATTCAGTCTTTAAATTTTTTAAATCACTACCAACATTTTTAATATCTGCACTTAATCTTACTAATGAATCACCATACTGATTAGATGCATCTGCTGCTTCTTTACTTCCTCTACTCCACGCTTGAAAACCAATTTGAGCAAAAGTAATAGCAGCCGTTACAACACCAAATGCTAACCCCAAACCTGCAGGCCCACTTAAGCCACTAACCAAAGCTTTTAACGCTCCACCTGTACTGCCAGTCTCAGCCTTCAATCTGCCAAATGATTCTACTAATGGGTTGATGTTGTTTGCAATACCTATAAAGCCAAATGGCGCATCCTGTGCAATCCTAGATAAGTTAGTAATAGATTGACCTGCCACTGCAGCACCATTGTTTAAATTACTCTTTAATGCATCACCAGTTTTCTTAGCTTCCGTTGCTGTAGTCTTTAATGCCTCATTTGTATTTTTAAGCCCTGTGCTGACCTTATCAAAACCGGTTGCCGTGACTATTATCTCTATCTCTTCTGCCATTATTTAATCTTTATATTGTGTCGCTCTAATATAGCTTTGTACTCTTCTGATGTCAATGGTTGTATTTGCTTTTTCTCTTGTTGTTCCATCGGCCAAAACCTATCTATCTTACCTATTGCTTTACTTCCTGCCATTGCTTCTGCTACACGAAAAGAGGCAAAACGAATGACCATAGCCGATTCCTTTTGCCTCTCCTGATATCCCTCACACGCTGCATAAAACTCATGAGGCATTGAGCAATAATATTCATCTACACTCCATCCTAATTTTCCTAAAGCAAACTTTAAGTTGTCGTAGCACTGCTCTCTATGGCTTTTTTTTTCTCATCATTTTCTCTTATCTCTTGACCTTGCTTTATCAAGTCATTCCATACCTTTGTCTCATTAAGCAAAACAGTAATAGCTTGTATCTGTTCATTCTTATTCTCCATATCATCAACCCATTCACATACTAACTCCCATGTGTAATCGACATCTTCACGCTTTAATCTGCTGTAACCAATCATACCACCGTATACCATCGCATACAAGAATCCTGATGTAGTCTCACCATCATTAAACTCGTGTAATTTTTCGATAGCTAACTGATTGAATTTAATTCCGTACTCTTTGCCGTTTAGTTTGATTTTCATTTTGATTGTTTTAGAAATAGTTAATTTGATTGACTTATTTACAAGCCAACCAAATTAACCTATGTTAAAAATTATGATTGAATACTTAATGAAGGAACTCCTATGGGCTGTATAGTTCCAGTGAAGGTTCCGATAGAATCAAATGCATAAGTTGAACTTAATTCCGAGAAAAACCCTATACCTGTTTCTATTTCATCTCCAGTAATTGGTGATACAGGTGCAATCTTCCAACCAAACTGTACTTTACCTCTTAATAAAACTCTTAAATCTGTACCACTGATTGTACCACTATTTGGATCTTGTAAATGCTGACCTTCAAAAGAATAAGATAATTCTAATGTACCAGGACTTTTATCCGGGCCACATGCTGAAGCTGCATCTACAACAGTTACGCTATCTGCTTTACTTACTGAAGTTAAACATACTACTGTGTCGTATGCACTACTTCCTGATGGATCAATGAATAATAACATCGTACCACCTGCTACTTTGTGTTCTGCCATTTTATTTAAATTTTAATTTGTTATGAAATTACGAAAATATCTTGTTTAAAAATCAATATTCTTGAAATAAATACTTTACCACCTAAATTACCAAATCTTTCAGTCCTATCTGTTTGTAGCGTTAAATTACACATTTGTAAATCAAACGCTGATAAGTCTAGGTTGCTTGTAGATGTTGGCTTAATTGCGCTTATAATTGCCCCACACGCTGTATTTAATGTTTTGCTGTTGTTGTATTTGAATTCCCAACTATGTACAGATAATTGTACGGTCAATTGTACATCTGAGCTATTAAATGTACTTGTCTCAGTTGATGTTGCATCATTAATGACACAATAAATTTTATGTTTCACATCATCAGGTTCCTCACCTGCATACACAGGAATATCCAATGCATCCACTATCTCATAGTAAGCTTGTAATATTGCGCTGTTTACGTCTCTCATAATTTAAATATTGCTCTAAGTTTTTTCTTTAGTGTTGGCAATGTTTTATTAACTGATGGATAAAGAAATGGTTTCGCTGGTATTCCGTTTCTTAAAATAGATAAAGCTATTGCTTGTGCTGCATCTACTAATCTTTCATCATCAGCTTTTGAATTTCTTAACCTCTTTCTTGTCTTTACTGAGTATCTTGCTGTTATTCCTTTTCTTTGTACCCAATCTAAAATAGCATTTAAAAATTCAAAATAATCACCCCCTGCTTTGCCTTTAAAAGTTGCTGCATAAGCTTGCCAATCTGCAGGCAATGTTGCTACATAAGCTGCTGCGTATTTTCTAGTTCCAAATTCAATATATGCTGCATACTTTGCTGATGCTACCACACTTGCTGTACCATTACCATACAATGGACTAATACTTCTTAATAAAGCTCCTTCATCACTGCTATTAGCTGATACTAATGATTTTGCATTTGTTGCCGTATCATCTGCCCACGCATTTAGCTCAGCCTGTACTTCTTTTTGTACATCAGCTGCCAACTTATCCATTTTCTTAATCAGCGTATCTAAGCCTTTTACTTCTAATTGCATTAGTAATAAAGTATTGTTGCAACCTCGTTAACTTCAAAATAAGCACCCCAAGTAAACTCACCTGTAGCACTATTGTATAACACCTCTTTGCCTACTGGACTGCCCGATGTAATTACTAGATATTGTATACCATCCTTAAACGCACCAAACACATTCTTACCCACTAAACCATCATAATCAAATTGATACTCACCACCTTCTGCAATGTAGTTGTATACTTTTATGTTTCCTGTGTCCATTGGTGCATCTGAATTTATTGATTCATCTAACTTTGTAGCCTTTATGTATTCAAAAGACTTCGCGCCCTCGTTTCTTATCTGTATTGAATTAATCTTATAAAATTGTGACTCGTACTCTATCACATCATTACTTCTTGTTGGTCGCTCCCTCTCATACCTTAAAATAAAGTTTTGGTCATACGTCCATTGGTTCTGATCATAACTCTTAGCCGTTGCCCCATCTCTTTGCTCCACATCTGCCCACTTTGACCAACTACCAGTAAGCACACTAACCAACCCACCAAACTCATTCAAGCTCGTTGTGTATCTATTTATAGTAACTCTACGATTTAATTTATACACGCTTAAATAGGTTTAATAATGTCTTAGCTATTGGACTAATGTCATCTGTTGCAACCGCTCTATTATCGTACAAATAATACACCTGGTTAAGTAATGCCGTTTTTAATATTTCAGGCAAAGTTGTGTAACCTGTTGTGTAATCAATGGTGATATTGTTGCTATGTGGTGTGCGTAAACGCTTAAACTCATTGCCACCCAAAGTATAATCCAAATCCAATACCAACACTCTGCCGTTATCATCCTCAACACTATTGATGGCAATCATTGGACCATAAGGAATGTAAATGTCTCCGTTGCTATTGTTTAGCACTGCTACTACATCATGCTCTACAAACCCTACACCAGTGTAAGCTTCACACATTTGCCTTGCTGCAGTTATTAATACATTAATCAAATCATCATCAGTACTTATGTCAATCTTACAAAAGTTCTTAGCCTCAGTTAATGTAACTGGTTCTGTTATTACCCCATTTTGAAATTGAACATCTAAAACACTATTGTACTCTACCATGATTATTTTATTTTAAAAAGCCCCACCCCGTAGGGTAGGGCCTTTATCATCATCAAACGAAACAAACGAACTATATTATACGTTTCCGAAATCAGCAAATAATGCAGATGTAGGTAACATCAAGTTAACATCTTCAAGACACTCAATACGTGCAGTAATTAAGTTCTTAGTGAAGTTGTCTTGATCTTCCATTGAGAACTCAACTGTGATAGCTTCAGTCTCAACACGCTCAAGATAATCTCTATCGATAATCAAAATCTTGTCATCAGTTACCCAAGATGCAGGAATGATTGGAGTACCACTAATAGCTACGTTTCCGTTAACCATAGACAAGATACCACCCGAACCTTGATAGTAACCGTTAGTGTACAACAACTTGTTTAAACGTGCTAATTGCAAATGTGATACTAAAGCATAAGACGCGTTGAAATTAGCTGACATTTGAGCAGCAATACAATCAACGATGAATTTGATATCATCAGTTTCTGCAGATGTAGTAGCACCTGTTGCAGCAGTACTTACTGTAGAAAAGAATGTAGCATTCTCAACCTTGTAGAAATCTCTCAACATCAATCTTGGTAAAGTTGTCTGCATAAATGGTAATTGCTTAGCCATTTGCTTTGAAAAACGTGCAAAACCTGCGATGTAATCTTCTACAATCTTGATTTCTGATAAATCGTAATCAATTTGACCTTTGCTAGCACCCTCAGTCTGAACTGCGATAGCTCCCTCAGAACCAGTCTCACGATACTGAACATACAAACCAGTTCCGCTAAGTGCAGTTGGCATTAAATCACGGAAGTTAATTTTTTGACTAGGTAAGATAGCTTGTGTAGCTGCATAAGTTGCAACACCATCACCAGTTAAGTTATTACCTAATGTCATGTTACCAACAGCCTTTAACTCCATTCTAAATGGCTTACCCTTCTTTACGTTTTGGATGTTGTCAAAATTCTCTTCTAATCCTTCGCTAAATAATTGACCAAAAGATTTATTCTCCATCTTAGATGTAGATGCAGACTTTACTCTTGTTTGTAACAAATCAAATCCCTTTAAGATTGCAGCTTGCTCAGCCTTTAATTTGTTAAACTCTTCTGTCATAGCTTTTACAGCCTCAGCTGAATCACTACCGTTACCGAATGCGTTGATTTTCTCATCAACCGCTGTTACTACTGATTTCAATTGATCAGCAATCTCAGACTTAGTTTTCTCAGATATTGAAGTTTCAAGTGTTGACTTTAACGCTTCCAATTCTGACATTAATTCTTTCTTTTCCATGTCTTATGGTTTTTGTAATTTATTAAATGTTATTTCTAAACGCTCTTATAATGTCCAATGTGTCATCAACTGGCTGAATGGTTGTAACCGGTTCAGTAGTGTTAGATTTCATATCTAGAATTAATTGAGCTAATTGTTTGCTATGTAACAACAACATCTGTATTGTATCATCTGTTGCCGTTGTGTTCCTGCAGAACTTATCAATAGCAGCACTCTTTGCTACTATCATGTCTACATCAAAATTTTTATCACCCTTTAAAGATGTGATTGGTGTGAGCGCATTTGCACCCCATGCCGTTAATGAACTGCCCTCATATAACTTAACCTCAGTAATCTCAAACTGCCCTAATGATGGATTGCGTAAATAGTTTTCATAGGATTGGACTTGGTTACGCTTGATGATTTTAAACCCGATTGAATGCTCAGTTATTAACCCACTCTCAACCATCTTAATAAAATCCTCACCGCCCTCATGTGTTCCTACTTGACTCTCATAATACAATCCGTACTCATCCTCTCTTAAGGTCAATAACTTACCTAATGGTTGCGATGGATCATGATTAAGTAGATGCTTAATTCTTGGCTGTGCTGATGCTGGTCCCTGCTCGTTAATTGTCTTAGTAAATGCACCAGGCTTCATAATATCACCATCACTATCCACATTGTTGAACTTGCTAAAATAACCTGTAACAATACCCTGAATTGGATTCATATCCATTATCTCAGATACTATTGATACATCCTTTATGTTGTATATGCTGTTCATTGATATAAAGTTACTATTTTATTTTAATTAATAAACCAAAAATTTTTGCACCTGGTAAGGGATTCGCACCCTTATCTCCCTACATTGTAGGGACGTTTCCTAATGTTGGTATTCATTCCCAATTACGCCAACCAGGTGTCTTATCTTCTAATTATTCTGCCATTCCTATCTCGCTTAGCATTGAACGCAACCGTACACCTGCAATTAACTACTTCCTCAGCTGGAACTGCCAACCCGTTAGGCTGTGTCCTTACACCAGGTTGCATCATACCAATATCACCAAGCTTTGCATTTGTTAATGTAAATGGTGTCTCAATTGGTAGCCTTGTACCATCTACCATCTTATGATCATGCCTTGTACGTTTGTCCTTTACCGCTATCCATACTTTATCCATTACATTGCCACTCTCATTAGCATAAATCATAGCTGCACCATTTGCACTAGTAACTGTCTCTGTTCGTGCTATCCTCCTTGCTCTCATTGAATTAAATGCAGGACTAACCAACAATTGTTTTACAATGTCATCAAATGAGGCACCTGTTACTGCTGCATCACTTAACACCCTTTGTATAAATGCCGTGCTGTAGTTGGTCATAAGGTTTGCATCGTTTAACAAATCTATTCCGTAGTATTGATTCATTAACTCCACTATCCTTTCATTAAATCCCATCTGACCAGTAACAAAGTTATCATCTGCCTTTATTGATTCAACCCTTGTTACTCTTGCCCATGCCGGACCAACTGTCTTATACAATGAAACCAACACATCATAGATAGGAAACACTGGTAACATCATTGGGTCTTGTGTCTTTACAAATGCATCCAACTGAATCTTTAAAGCTTTATGGAACTTAGGCGCATACAATTTCTCGTACCTTTGTTGGAACTTACTCCACCTATTAAAATATGCTGTTTGTTCTTGTTGTGTCATAGACTAACGGTTATACTTAACCCTTGTGAACCTAACTTGTTTGCTAACGCTTTCTTTATCTGCTCTACCTTCCATTCCCTCTGTTGTTTCTTTAATGGACACGATGGAACTGGTAACTCACTAATCAACATCAATGAGACTTTACTGTGTATCATCTGTGTAATTTGCTCTATACTTTTCTCCATCTTTACAAAGGTAAATCATCAATACTGATGGTTAAATCCGTTATTAACTGTTTGCCTGAATCTATTATAACCTGATTCATAGCTTCCTCATCTATCATCTCAAAGTCTTGTATCTCACGCTTTTCATTTGGTGTTATCCACCACATTGCATTTAATGCCTCAGCTTGTGTTTTCATATCCTCCTGCATTGCTGGTATGTCGCTGATGTCTATCTCTATTGTTCTTACTACTCCATCAGTATACATTGGAAGTATACCCCTTATTAATGCATCCCTAAACAAATGTATGTTTGGCAGTATTGAGTTTGTATACAACATCTTTAATGCTGTATTCATATTGTTGTATGTACTGCTGTCTGTGTTGTTTAGTAACACCTCAGGGAACTTGTACGCATTGCAAATCTTTGTGAAGTCTATCTTTTGTAAATCACTTACCTCCATATCTGCTAACTTCAAACCCAACTCTAAATATCCCATCTCTCCAGCTGCAAAGTATGGCGCACCTTTATTGCTGCTATTTTTTAGATACTTAGCAAAATCATTCTTACGCTGTCCTAATGTCTCAATAGCAAAGTCTGACTTCTCAAACACAATACCCGGAATGCCACCATTCTGCATTTGTGCTACAGATGCATTCATTCCAGCATCTAATCTAGTCACACGCTTAGTCAACACCTGCAATGGGCTAAGGCCTCTAAACTGCTGACCATTGGTAATGGTAGGATTATAATACTTTACATGAATAATATCATCTGTACTAAACGTGCCATCAAACCCTACATCAAAGTATCTGTAGCCAACCACTCTTTGTGGAAAGCTATCACTAACCAACACCGTTACATTTTGGTTATTCAATGCATGAAGTGTAACCATACCGGCATTCGGTCCTAACTCCAACACTTCCTTATACAAAAACAACTCACCAGTAATGTACAAGATTGTGTAGTACATAATCTTATCCTCATAACTAATGCCGTTCAGCATCTTCATAAAGATATCATCTTGCTCTAGGTCTTGCAGTGCTTTTGTCTTGTAGTACTTTTTTTGTATGCTCTTAAAATCGTGTCTCTTATAACCTTTCATTGCCACATCATCCACAACCTCATAGCCATAGAATGGAATCCTTGCAGCAGTCTCAGCTAAATAACTGATTACTGAATAAATATCATCTATTGTTGTGTACTGGTTGATTGCCTCAATCGTCTGCCAACTTGGAAATATGGCATTACTAGCATTGATGGTCACTCCCATCATGTTATTCACTGCCTTAGTCTTTACTTCTTTTTTGCCAAATAACTTGTCAATCCATTTCATATGCAAACACCATTTTAGGTTTAAACTCAAATATTTCTCTCATCATAAACATATCCAATAAATCGGGACTATCTCCGTTAAGCTTTATCTTCATCTCATCCTTGCCAATGATTCTTAGCTTTCCATCATAATCACTCTTATCACGTTTGATAGCCTTACGCTCATACATAAATCTTTGTTTGACTGTCATAGTGCTATCGTACATCTTACTAGCTACGTGCTTATTTATCTTCATCCTACCCATGCTCACTGCATTGCCTGTGCGATAGTAGCACTGTGTCTTTAGATTCATGTAGTTCTCCTTTATCAGTCTGCCACTTGCCTCATCCTTTACACTCATTGCTGATGCTCCACCATTAAATGGAACCGCACCACGAATGAACCCATCAACATAACTACCTACACCATCAGCGTCATAACAAATATACCGATTTTCTACTGAATACTTTTGAGCCATGCGATTAATTAAATCTATAACTTGCTTACCATCACTCTTATCCATTATCTCAATGTCCATCAGCTCCATGCCTTCCCAATATCCCACAACAAGCTTATTGCTTCCCTTCATCGCAATATCTGCTGTGATGTATCTACCTGTCTTATCAACTCCTTTAATGTTCTCAAACATCCCTACAAATGCATCGTAATCATAAATATCATTAGGGCTATTGCTGACCTTCCATCTACCTTCCAACAACTGACGCCTGGTGTCCTCATCCTGACTAAGCAAGTTACCCGGATAAGATGGATCATGCTTCAACCCCTCTTTGTTATCGTATATGCTACCACTCACAAACGTAATTGATTTGATGAAGTCTCTAGCAGTTAAACCTGATGCATCTATCATTGGCTTAATGATATGCTCAGCTTTCTCATACACCTCATCATAGCTATCACCCCAAATGTAATCATGGCCGTACTTGATGAAGTATCTAAGCTTGCCTCTACGTTCTAGTATTGGAAAGCCAGTCTCAGCATCTATCCACCAACTGATCAGCTTGTACACCCAACTCTCAGGATCAGGGTTACAGGTTGCCCTAACATATGGCTTCACACTGCAGGCACTACGGTTACGTGATAGCAAATAAAAAAACATAGACTCAGTAAAGTGAGTTAACTCATCAAAGCCTAAGAAAGGAATCTGCGCACCTTGCCAATCATACTTATTTTTCTCGTACTCTAAATGCCTGAATGATATCTTTACTCCACTTGGAAACTTCCAGTCTAAAGATGATTCCCTTGCATCACCTTTGACAATTGGGTAAAGCTTTGTACTGGTGTCCCATAAGCCACCCTCATTTCTAATCTGTACGCTGGTCCTACGGAATATCACACCACCAAATCCTTTTATGTCAATGTGTCTGATGGGATCAAGTAGCAAAGCAAATGTCTTACCAACAAACGCAGCTGCACCACCAATAACAATGTCCGCACCGCTTGACAATGCAATTGTTTGGTAACCTGCTTGAGGTCTTATGTAGTTGATGTTATACTGTTGGCTCAATGATTTCGTCTATTGGTTCTATTGGTTCTATGAAGTTATCCCGGCCATTGTCGGGCAATTGTATTATCTCAATTGTTTTTATGTCCTGTTCTACGTTCATCTGTATCATGTCTGTAGGCTTACCTACTCCATGCTCCCAGCAGAACTTTATTAGTGCAGGTTCATCTGATCCTAGCAATTGTATGAAGCCAGCCTGAATACTGCCATAGTATTCCTCTATAGCTTTTAGTGCTATATTCTGTACATTAATCTCATATTCTTTTGACTTCCTTCCCACAATAAACTATAATTTAATTCAGTATAAAATTACTAAAAATTCTAAACATAACGATAATTAAATGACCGCTTAACTAATTCTAAGGCTCTTTTACGGTCTATTAGCAATACATCCCTCATCTCGTATATGTCTTTAAATATCGTGCCAGTACTAACCTCTAAAATGCGTTTTGTAGTGTGTTCCCTTTTTTTTGTGTTTAGTATCAAAACAAGCTCATCATTTTTGTAGATTCGATAGATAGTTTTTGAGCCTTGAAACATGGGTAAAATTTGTTCCATTATTTCCTCTTCTGATCTGGTAGTTGTAGCCACCTTGTAGGCTAATATTTTGTTAGAATTATACACTCTATAAATCGTTGGTTTTTGCATAGTTTTTTTATTAGTTTGTAACCCAAATATCAATTTGTATCATTTTTTCTATTCTCTCTTTATATATATATTTATATACTTTAGTAAAATAATTATAAAAATAGGTTACATTGGTTACAAAAGTTATTAAATAATTGATTAACAATGCGTTGGGATGTAACCAATATTATAAAAAATAGGTTACACGCTAGAATAAATCGGTTACATCGGTTACAATTTCTTTGTAGTTATTATTATTTTTTCCTATTTTAAAGTACTTTTTGTTGTTATCCTGTCTATTTTTGTAACCAATGTAACCCAAATCTAAAATTTGGGAACCTATTTGTAATCCTTTTGAGAATCTTTTTAGACTGTAATCTCTTGCCTGTAATTCGTACCGATTTAGGAAGTTTTTCCACTCTTCATTCATGGGTAATTGTTGCCCTAAATGGTCCTCAATTATGGTGTCTAAATAGTCAAGAAAATCCTCCCCAAATTGTAATTTAATTTGCTTTCTATTTAGCTTTTCAGAGTTCATAATCGGCTTGATTCCGTTTACAAAATAATACTGTACACATCTAAATAAAAAGTTGTAGAATCGTTGCCATTCATCGTTATCCCAGTCATTAAATAATTTATTGCCAAAGTATTGCTCAGGTGTTTTAGTAGATGAGAAAAATGGTGCAAACTCTAGCACTCTTTGCCTACGCTTAGCATGTTCTGCATTTGATGCTATGCTATAATTAGTAGTAAATGCAAGCTTAGGGCTATCATCAAAACTTAAAAATATTTCATCTTTATTCTTTTTTTCAATGGTCATACCTTCGGTAATGGTCGGGTAATAACGTTCAAATTCTACATTTTTTGGACAATCCTCAATGATTACAAGCTTTGTTCCAAGCTCTACTCGGCTAAATGCAAATGTCTTATCAGGCTTAAAGTTTTTACCATCCATTGTAACTGTTGGAATTAATTTGCTGATGGCTTTAAAGAAAATACCTTTACCGGTTCCACCACCTTTAGACTCGTCATCAGTTTCCTCAGCCAAAATCACAGCGTAAGGCCTTGATGAATCTTTGTAGGAATGCAAGATGTAACCAATTATAGACATGGCATAATTTATACGTTCAGGCTCATCATTGCTAATTTTCTCAATAAACTTATAGTACTGGCATTCGGTTATGTCTGCATCTTTATTGACATAGATGTCAAAGTCATTAATTTGTGAATCCCAAATAGACTGGTTGATGGTGCCATAATCTATACGATTTATACTGCCTTTATCTATGGTAACTATGCCATTTTTAAATGGAAAATAGCATTTGTGCGCTTCATCTCGTAGTATCTCTATTTCTGATTTGTCAATGTACTCAAAGAATGCATCATTAAATATGCTGTTTGTATTCTTTATAATTTGCTCCATAACGTCAATATGCCCAGCATCTACGAGTTTTTTTTTAATAAACTTTTTTATTGATTCCGGGTATACTTCCCTTACTTGCCTGTTCTCTTCGTGTATAAGCCTGTACACTTTGTTTTTTGCGTTTTGAAAATACAACTGATAGTTATTATAATGTAACCACTCCTGCAGGGCATAACGTTCAATAATTACAGCCCCATTTTTATTATGATACCAAAACCAACCATTAGTATTTACTTCGCCGTAAATGTTCCCTAATTGCTTACAAGCTTTCTTAGGATCATTATTAGCCTCTAGCATACAGTAAACACTAAATGGGTTGTAGCCTTTATTTTTAAAGTTTGTTGATGTAGTATGTGGGTAAAAAATACGTGTATCATTAAAAAGTACTGCAGAAGTAGCTGATGTGGTTGAGCCTGGTCTTAGCAGGTAAGTTTTTTTACCATCATTATTTAAGACGGACCAGCCGTGCTTTTCTAGTAATGTAAGTACATCACCTCTTTTGTTGTAATCATCCCAAATGGTAAGCTTATCGTTATTATGTGCAATTTTAGGCTGTTCTACTGATTCAATCACCTGGTTAAATTCCCTAGCACAACTCATTAGTGTATCACGCTCATCAATGGTTAACACTGGTATTTGTTTGTTACCCGGTTCAGGATTGTACCCTGCAGTTGGTGGCGCACAAACATATCCACCTTCACCACGAGTCTCAATTAATACATAGCTTTTAGCCATTGGATTAGCTTTTAATTCTGCATCATTAGGCGGCCGTTCTGCAAGCTTTTGATTGCCTTCTATGTGTTCACATCTAAAATAAATGTGGTAGCCATTTGATTTAGTTTTTACGATAAATAATTTGCCAAATAACACAGGATCAGCATCAAGTATTTTGTCACAATATTTAGAAAAATCAACCCCATACTTGCAGTCCACATCTATCACCTCTAAATTGTTAGATACAGCACCGCAGATGATTGCAAGCCCTTGCACTTTAGGATGTGCAAACATTGTGGCAAGTTGCTGTTCTGTAGGTAGGTTGTACTGGTATTGTTTCCATGATCCTATGGAACGTTTAGTGTTATCAGTTGAGATTACCGATAACCCGTTTGACACGTAGTCCTTCGCTGATTTTAATAAATTCATTTTGTAGATGGTTTAATGATGATGATGTAATTACAAAAAATCCTTTGTCTTGTAGTTGTTTGTGTCGGTATTTTTGCAGCTCAGATAGTTTGCCATTCTCAGATTTCACCTCGATAAAAATGGTGACACCGAATGCATGAAGCTGCAAATCGGGCCACCCATTTTTATTCGTTTGAATTATTTTAACAACAAGCCAGCCTTGACTTTCAAGCCACTTTATTATTTGATGTTGTATTTGTGATTCTCTCATATTCCTCAATGGCTTTAAATATTTGATATGCTACCTGTGGAACTATTGCATTTCCTCCGGCTTTGATTGATTCGTTTCGCCATTTAGGAAAGGTAATAGAGTCCAATCGGTCGGAAAGCCCATCATCTCCATTACAAACTGGGGCGACAGTTGGGAAGTTTTCCCAGTATTTATTTTCATTTCGTCTATTATGTAACTCGGCAAATCCCCTCTTCTCCCTTCGCATCCTTTCCAATCTCTTGTTTGTGGTGTCGGCAATATCCCCATTGACATTGCTCTCGTTAATGTTACTGAGTGCATCGATCCCTCTTTTACTTGAATTGATTTCATATTTGCTGTTGCATTGGTTGAATCCATTGCTGTTGGTGTTGGAAGTAATCCCCTCAATGCCATCTGATCTAAAGGCATCGTAAATGGTTTGTGTCCTTTCTCCACTAATCTCTTCATTCTTAAATCGTAAGCCTCGAAATTTGTTTGCTCTCTCGGTTGCGCTAATGGAGTAGGCAATAAACCAAATTCTATCTCTTCGGTGCGGTGCGTTGACGGCACAAGCTGGAAGTAAAAACGGTAACACTTCGTAGCCTTCAGCTTCCAAGTCAGCTTGCACTTCGTCGAATACCAATCCCCCATTCCAATTAGTAAGCCCGCGAACGTTTTCGCCCACAACGTAGCGCGGTTGAATTTCTCGAATTGCTCTAAGCATTTCAGGCCATAGGTGGCGGTCATCTTCTTTTCCAAGTCGCTTTCCTGCTGAGCTGTAAGGTTGACAGGGGAATCCTCCTGTAAGAACATCAATTTTGTTTGCATATTTTGTAAAGTTTGATTTTTTTATGTCAATAAATAATTCAGCATTAGGCCAGTAATATTTTAAAACTTTTTGACCAAATTCATTCCATTCACAATGAAATAAATTTTTCCATCCCATCCATTCAGATGCTAAATCAAAACCACCAATTCCTGAAAATAGTGATCCATGTGTTAAATTAATTTTTTGCATTTATAAGTAGTTTTAAAAATGATTGGGAATCAATACCAGCACTGATAAGATTATCTTTCATATCATTGCACCAGCACCATAAATAGTTTTCAATTTGTGGAATAGTGAAATTAGGATATTTTTTTAAACTATTCAAAGCCATTTTTTTATAGACTTGAATCTGCACTTCGTTACGTGCTACGTTAGTAAATTGTTTTGGCTGTTCTAACTGCACTGGTAATGTTTTCTCTTCCTCAATAAAGTAAGATGTAGTATAATTTTTCTTATTGCAGACAGCTTTATAAATACGCTCTTCAATTCCGTCTTTAGCAAAAATCCAATGTACTTTAGCAAGATCAACTCTATCCTTAGACTGTAGCCTTGCTCGTACTTGAAAATAAGTAACTGCAGAAAAATCAATGTTGTAACACACCAGGCAGTCGGCAGTAGATAGGTTTACACCTTCGCGACCACTTACAAACTGAGATATAAATATTATATTTTCATTAGCTTGGAATTCTTCCGGTGATTCTGTCACTTTTAAACCTCTTTTTTGGGCCCCTAATATAATTGCTGTACGTTCTGCTTTAAACTTATAAAAGATTGCAAATTTTAAGCCTTCAAACGTTTTAAAGATGTAATTTACTTTGCTGTCATCAGTAATGGCTGAATCTTGCTCATCACACATAGCCACATCAAATATAACAGTACCACTATAAAGCTGATGCAGTTTGTTGAGTAACTTTACTTCAGTATCAGCTTCAATCACATCACCATTCTTACCAGTAACAACTTTGTCAATACGTAGTCTATTACATACTTGGTATGTCCTATCTGACATGGTAACCTGGTGTATATGCTCATCAACTAACTGCTCAAAGCCTGCCTCTTGTTGTGTATATGGCAAAAATAAATGACCAACTACTTTGTCAATGGCTTCCTTGTTAGCATTTGTATAATCATGTATTTGTCGATTAAATACATATTTGGTTCCGATGGTTACAAACCCTTCTCTAGCCCAAGTATAAAAATTTTTTTGTGTAAATGGATTAAATGATGAAATCCAAAATTGATGGTACAATTGGCTGTAAGATTCGGGTGATGGTGTACCACTTAAATAAATTATTGGCAAATTGTGACACAACCGCTTTAATTCTTTTGTGCGTTTTGACACACCAGCAAAGGCACCAGTGCAATGTGCCTCATCAATTATAACCAGGTCAAAGTACTGATCAGTAACATTGTGCAACTGCTCAAAGTTTATTACAAAGCATTTAAAATCATTTTTATAATGCTCATAATCAGCAACCACGCTTAGTGTAGCTTTTTTCTTTGTTACAAATAATACACTTTTGGCGGAGTATAGCTTACATGTATTCAATGCCGTTAGTGTCTTACCTGTTCTTACTTGCATAGACAGGTAGGCAATTTTGTGCTTAGTTAATAAGTCACAAGCTTTGGTCGACAAGTCAACCTGATAGTCTCGTAGTATCAAAAGTTGTAAATTTAGAAAATTATGATAATTGTTTGAATGTAGCCAAGTGCATCTTTAACTCGGAATGTGTACGGTATATTTTTACTCAAACCATTCCAAAAAGTTTTGTTAAGTATGTAATTTGTTGTAGAGTTTCTGCTGTATTGATATGGTCGCTTACCACCATAAGCTTCAAGTTGTACGGATAAAAATAAATTTGGTGTTGGGATGTACTGCTCATAAGGAATGTAACGTGTACCATTCCAAACCAATGCTTTCATTTTTAAATTATCGTATAAGGTGCATACAGAAGATTTTACGCAGTTTTTTGCATCCTTAACACTTATAATGTACCTACCAGCTTGAACATTAAAAAAAGTGTCCTTTATTTGATAAGCACCATTATCTATTGAGTAGGTAAATGGAGCAGTGCCACCATTGGCTTTAGCTTTGATAAAATTGCCTTCAAACTCTTGCGCAAAGCTTGTTGTTGACATCAATAAGATAGTGATTAATAATCTCATGATAGTATCAATTTTAAAATTAATAATGGCAATGCTCCATAAATTGTGTAAAGTAGATCATTGATATCAGGTGTACCTTTGCCACTTACATAATCGTAAACTTCTTTACCTGTTGCAATGGCTATTACTGGTATCATTGCAGGTATTGGTTGCATAAATAACTGTGCAATAATGTAGATGCAGAATCCTGCAAGTAAATGGTATTGTTTGTCTATTGGCATAATTTATTGATTTTTAAACTATACGCAAAAGGGTATAATTTGTGCAAAGTAGCGTTTTTTATACCCTTTCGCATATAATTACTTTTGTTTATTTTTTCATTCATTATCGGAGAAAAGCCGATTTAGTGATGAATATTTTACACATAAAGTGTAGCCCATAATAAGTTAGCAACAGCCCCAATAAAGAACATCATCCACACCTGGTTAATTACTGGCGTTTTATCTGCGTTACCAATTGCTTTTGGTCCAACTGCGTAACCTTCAAACCCAAAGATTAATCCTGATCCAATGAATGCAGCCAATAAACATACAACACCTTGATACCACTGCTGGTGGTTAGTAAATGCAATTGGATTAACAAACCCAACAAGCAGAGCCATCCCTAGTAAATTTTTAATCGTCTTCATAATTGTTATTTTTATCGTTTATCAAATGTACATAAAGTAACGAAACAATTACAATTACAACAAATTCAAATATTAAAGCTATCCACATAAGTTAAGATTTACAATATTTATCCATTGAGTAATCAATACCAGCGTTCATAAAGTAAACAAAAGTAGTACTGGTCACTTTAAACGTAATTAGAAAAGCTTTGTAATCTATAACAACTGAGCTGATTGATGCATTATTATAAGGCTCACAATTTATTATTTCTATTCCTGTATTTTTAAGGTATTTTAACCTTTCCTCAGATATTATTGTTGAAGCTTGAAAATCTCCAAATGAGTTTATTGTAGTCATGTTTGATTAATTGATGATGATGAATAATTTAAAATGTGCGTTGAATGGTCGCACCCCCATTGGATTTTAAAACGGAACGTCTAAGTCGTCTTGTTTGCTGTTTGCAAACTTAGATTTAACCATTGATTCAAGATGCTCCATCATGTCGGAATCATCCCAAACATCAACACCTTTAACTTTGATTTTTTTCATAGATGGTAAGCCATTTGGGTTATCTTTTGTGTAAGCCCATTTGATAGCTTTGCCATCTTGCTTGATGAACATTGTAGTCTTAGTTTTGCCGTCTGTAGTCTCAGATTTCGGCATTAATTCTACATCTTTTGACAAGTCAACATTTGGCAAAGTCTTAAGAAATGCAGATGCGTAACCACTAGAGTATTTCATTTGCAAAGATGCTTTAGTGTCTCCATCTTCAATGGTTACGTTCCACTCTTTGCCGTAATCAGTCTGCCTGGTTTGAATGTCGGTAATTTTACCACTCCAGCCATGATACTGCTCTTCATGGATAAGCTTACCATCTTTTGTTTGTCTCTCTTTTGATGTCGCTGTGGGAGATTGCACACGTCTGCAGATTTTACCATCACTGATGGTAAGGTAGATAGCAGAATTTTTAATTATTGATCCCATTGGTTTAATTGTGATAGTAAGATATCAGCTTTTATAATTTATGTGTTAGTGAATAAGTTTTAATTCTTGGTTTCATGTCGCTATTTTGTGCATCCCATAAAAGCTTAGTTGCGTTAAATAGTTTTAAGTCATTTGCACGCTCATTATCTTCACGAACTATCAACTGCCAGCCTGGTCCCTGAATAGCACCATTTTTACCTGCTGTTCTAGTCTTAGCATTGAGCCAAAGTATTGCGACATGGTCGATAACATTAATAGACTTGTAAGCCTCTTTTATTAGCTCGTTATATGCCGCTAATTGTAGCCAGTAATGGTCGTAAATGGTATTTGATGTCTTGATGTCAATTAGGTAGTTTTTGCCGTTTATTTGCGCTATACGGTCAACTGTTCCAGCGTAGCCTAACTGCTCACTAATAAAGTTTATCTCGCTAAACATTATCTCCTGGTCTACTTGTCTACGATACTCTACATAACGCTCGAACATGGTCCACTCGGACATCTTAAAATTAATGTTACCACCGTTATCTAATAAGTTAACCTCTTCACCAGCATCGTAACGCTCAGTAAGGCTATGTACGATAGAACCACGTCTACCGGCTTCATCTCTAATTGTATCAGCCTCTTCGCCAACTTGTTTTAACCAACTAAAGAAATGGGCATCTTTAGGGTAAGCTTGTAAAATGGTTGTAACTGATGGGATGAATGCTCCCGATTCTGATGAGTAGAATCTGTTGTCTGTAAATGTAATTTGTTTCTGATTAGTATCTATAAAATAGTTGCTCATATTTTTTTATTTGAGGATGATTTTGTTTTAAGATTCGGTCTTGTTTTTGTTGTTTTAGTATTAGTTCGATTAAAGAACTCCACTTTTTTTTGGTGTTCAATATCTTCTCTCGATTTGAATATTTTGTCATACAAATTGCTTAAAAATTTTACCATAAATAATGAGTTAAATTTTGATTTAGTATAATTCTATCAATAGCTTTAGTAAAATCAAAACATGTACAGATTATAAAATCATAAACATCCTGCTCTTTGTAATCGCGATCCATCTCATCCCAGTAGTTGTCAAATGTAAGATGGTAAGATTTTGTTACTAGTTTACCAGTACTCATATCTTGTGTCTCAAAGTATAGACGGTCATGTCTTAGCAGATATTGTACAAATGCATGTACAGGAATTACAATGGTATTATCAATGTAATTGTTCTCATAAATCTGCACAATGATAGTATCATTTCTAAGTACAAAGTCATGAATTTGAAATAGTCTCTTTTTTGGCATTTTGTTTGATTTTAAATAATGAATAATCTTGTAAAATGTTTTTAGCCGCTGATGGGCCACCGAGTAAACTTATCTGATCATCTGATAAGTAAATTAATACGGGTTTCTTTTTTTGGTTGTCGGGGATAGGCTTCCGCCCTCGTTTTTTTGTTTCTGTCATGTTTTTTAGATTTGGTTAAATAATGAATCGCCTAGTAAGGCAAGAATAATAATGATGGTTACTGTGATTGTGTCTTTGGTTGATTGCTTCATTTTTTTTGGTTTAGAATTCAAATGTAAATTTACTTTTTTAATTAACCAAATATTTATAGAATATTTTTTATTTTTTTTATTATATCCTAAAAGTAGATATAAAAAGAAACCCCCAATGTAGAAACATCGAGGGGATAAAAAATGAAAATCTACCTTTTTCATAGGCTCGAATGTAAAGACATTAAGCCGTTATTTACTAAACTAAAAAAAACTATAATTTAAAATACATTTCAGCTTCTGCAGTTCTACGCCTGGTAAGTCCTTTAAGCTCTATTAATTTGCCTCCAACAGTTGCTTTATTCCAACGCATAAACTCATCTTTTATTGTAGCATCATTAAGATTAACTAAAATCTTTTTTCTAAGTGTAGATTTAGCAAATGCACCAATTCCAACATTGTAAATAAAAGATAAGCACGAATCAAACTGGTTCTGATTAAGATTTAAACCATGCAAAGCAATTGATTTATTTTTTAGTTCCCACATAAGTAACTGTTCAGCTTGTTGCTCGTTAATTGTATCACCTAGCTTAATCTTGCGCCCATCTGTGTACATAGTGCTGCCCCAACCTATGGTTACTACAGATGCCGGACATAAATAAGCTTTTGCTTTATACCCTTCAAACATCTTAATTAAGTTTATGCAGTTTTTTGATGCTATCATTTTTTTATAAGTATTACGTTACACAATATCGAACATAAAAGTGCTATTATAAGCCACATTATCCAACGATTTTTTGCTGTTACTTTATTTTGAAGCTTTCTATTTTGTTCTAACAAATCATTGCATTTATTGTTACAAGATATTAGCTCTAGCTCACATGATCTAATTGCTGCGCTATCTTTAATTTTTTTAATAATGGTATTGGTTTTATTTTGTCTAACTATAACTGTAGGCCCATCAATTATTTGAGTTTTGTTATTATCTAACCACACTGTGTCAATATGATAATCTTCAACACCCGGACATTGTATCTCTACAAAATCATACTCAACTTTAGTTACTGTATCTATTTTACTGGTAACACATGGGAACGTGTCCATGCAGAATTTGGCAAGAAGTTCGGGATGTTTTGCGTTTAATTTGTCAAGTTTTTTGCTTGGATTACAAGACAAGGTCGTTACTGCTGTCAGCAGTAGTATCAAATATTTCATTGTAAATGTTGTTAATAGATTCGCTAATAATAGCTATTGCTTGGAATTGTATTGTATTAATTACCTCTTTTTGCTCTTCATTCATAAGTCCTGTATCTAGCATATCAATGGCACCTAATGAATTAAATGCAGCTGCAATATACTCACCATCTCTAGAATCAAACTCAAGGTCATAAGATTCGTCTTCAAAAATTACTTTCTCTTTGTTTAACATAGCTTACCATTTATGATTGAATAATTTTTTACTGTATAATCACCATCCTTAGATAGTTGTATGTGTGCAAAGCCATGCATCGTATTACCTACCAATGGTGAGTAATCTGCTCTAAGCTCACATAAGCATCCTGTACTCCAACAACTTATTATTTTGCCGTCTAAATCCGTTTCGGGGTGGTGGCTTGGTCTATGTAGGTGTCCAACAATTAAAGACTGCTTAGCCCTTAAAAATGCGCCACGCGATGGGTTTACCGGAGTAAATGCACCTTTAAAAATGTGATGGCCATGAGTAATAGATAATTTACCTGCTTTGACTAAAACTTTGTCATCTAATATCTTAACACCAACAGAATTAAGCTGCAATCTTTCCTCTAAAAAAAAGTAGTCATCATCCCAAATCTCGCGCACCTTTGAGTATAAAAACTTTTCCCATCTGATGCAATGGTTACCTTTTAGCCAATAAATTAAAGCCTTTGGGAATGCTTTACGAAGTTGTGTTAAAAATTCACGGGTTGCATCAAATTCTTGCTTTATTGACCTTTTCTTTGGATTCGATTCAAACTTGCTAATAGTATGGCAATCCAGCAGGTCACCATTTATGAAGATAGTATTTACCTTTTCTTTTTTGCCGTAGTCTAATGCTATAGTGACTTCTAATGCGTTGTGATAAGGAATGTGAAGGTCAGAGAACACCCCTAGCCTCATCGGCCCCTTTAACACAAGAGGGGTCCGTTTCTTGGATGCGGTTGGCGGGATGACTGCTTGCTGCCAGCCGAGGGGCTTCGGGCGTGCGGCAGGTCTTTTCTCTCCCCTGTGCATTTCTCCGTTTGCGCCCCTAATAACCCGAACCACCGATCGACACGCCTCAAGGGAGGGAAAGGCGTCTGGATACTCAGCCCGCAAGATGCGAGCAATGGCGCGATTGGAGGCGTGTTCAAGAGACAATCTTGTGCGGTCACTGGCACCGGACGAGCGAGCACACCGAGACAACCGGGATCTCCCGCAAGGTATCGTCGTGCTGGTCGGTGGGATGTCTCTGCGACCTCTCGCCAGATTACGCCATCGTCAATCGATGGAACCACGGATTCGCCATCGTGGACATAGACAAAGACGGCTCGTTTGAAGTTCACAATCACAAGATCATCGACGCGAGGGTCTATTAATGAGCGCAAAACTACCAACTGAAATCGTCCGAATCGCCAAACTGGAAATCGGAGTTGAAGAGATCGACGGGACGAATTGTGGGCCTCGCGTCAATGAATACAAGGCCGCTACTTGGCTGGACTCAACTAAGGGCTGGCCGTGGTGCGCTGCTTTCGTTTGCTGGGTGGTTAGGCGGGCGATGATCGAAGCCGAGGTTCAAGAGACGGATGCGTTCAAGCGGCCTCGCACGGCGGGCGCGTGGGACTTGGAAAACTGGAGTCTGAAACAAGACCAATCCACATGGACAAAAAAGCCGCACAGGGGCGATATTGAGGCGGGAGACATTGTGGTTTTTACGTTCTCCCATGTGGGATTTGCAATCTCAGAACCGGATGCGGACGGCTACGTTTTGACCTGTGAGGGGAATAGTAATAGGGCTGGGAGCAGGGAAGGCGGCGGCGTGGTGATGCAGAGGCGGCACTTGTCGAAAATCCGCTCCCGCATTCGCTTTCGGGTATGACCGCCGACGAGCAAGAGATGCAGCACTTCGCCACCAACGTGAGGCCATGCCGATACGGTAAAAAGGCTGAGCTTCGCTACGACCCGGGATGCTGGGAAATCTCATGCGGCAATGGATGCAAATGCGCCATTTGGGAGGGGGACAATTCATGGCCTCGGGAGCTGTTGATTCAGTGGGCGAAAAAGCGCGGAAGGTAAAAGTATAAAACTTTTACTTTACAGGTTCAATGCAATGTGATTTAATCGTCTCGTCCCAAGACGAACGATTATGAAATACACTGGAACGATACCACCCCAACCGCCATCACTGGCATCACTTAAGGTCAACCCTGACCTTCACCGCCGCATCAAAATTCATGCGGTTCAAAACGGATTCAAGATGCAAGACTTCATCGAGCGCGTATTAGAGAAAAGCCTCAACCGCAAAAAGCCATGAAACCATCCGATTCTACTACCTACCTCCTCCGCGCCGTCCAATGGCTTGATCGCGCCATCTGGTGGCGCAAGGAAGCCAACGAAGATCCTATGGTCCCAACCGCCCATGTGATGCTTGTGGCGGAATGGGCA